GCTGGGTAAATCACACAAAATTTTACTACAGAGAAACAAAGTCTCTGATCGACAAACGTCGAGGGTAATTACTCAAAGCGTCAGGTTCCTGATAAGGAACCGTTAAGTCGCAGTGGAGCTATTTCAAGCTCTTCCGCGAACGCGTTAGAAGATACCTTAAGTCAATATCTGGTGGTAATAAACGGCCTTTTACAGGCTATATATTATTCCAGTTCTTGAATATCCAATTGGGTCTGTTCAGCCTTATAGGCCGATCAAAGATTCCAAAAACTTTATAAAGGGATTAGCTAAGATGGGCTCGGAACGAGCCCTCCTAGTATACCTTGCAAACGTTTCTGAAGTACTGACAGGTACTGTCAGCTTCCAATCGTTTTGTAACACCTTGTTCGTAAAAGGTGGCATCGGGTGGGAGTTTCCTCACGAACATCTCGCGAGGAAGCTCCACGTTCTTGCCTGCCCCTCCTTCGTTGTAGAGCATACCCCCGAAGGGGATAGATCTGCAACTAGGGTCATGCAAGCCGAGTGTACTTTAATTAGATCCATGGATCAACATAAAGAGTTTACCTCGAAACTTGAGGTTAAGCCCTTTGATCTTCCTACCTTGCGGTAAGAAACCGAAGCCCCCGAGATCTACGGGGACGTAGGCCAATGGATGTTTAGGCACGAGAGGCCTAAAGATTGTATCTTGAATAGTAATTATTCGTTGATACATCTCTCCGCATTAAGAGCGAAGAAGAGCGATGTTCCTAGCGACACGATAGACCAGAGAGGTCTCGATCCTGTCGCTTGATATAGGACAGAGCATTTTCGCGGACAAGGTCCGATATTTCCGGACCTTATGTGTCTTCCTTCGGAAGAATGTTTCGCAAAAGACTCCTATGTCTTCAGAGACAAAGTGCTTTCCAGCACTGAATTCGAATCCAAAGGCCTGCATGAGACCCTAATAGGTCTCATGTTCCGAATCGGACATGCAAGCCAGGAGATCGTCGCCGCAGAACGCGGCGTACTTACTCGACCTGCCGTGAATACGGCACATCTACTCGAACGAGAAGACATGGACGAGGTTCAGTAATGCCCATGTGTGAGGGAGTCCCATTAGGGACCCTCTCTACTGGGTAATATTAGTCCCATCTGCATAACGAATTTCGTTATCAGATGATAGACTATCAAGGTAAGCAACCACCCCTACAGGAGGTTTAAACTTACGTA